ATTTGGTACTTCATTGCTAGGTGGCGCCACGATTTCTGCTGGCGAAACCTTTACGGTGGTGATTGACCCAGATACAGCGCTTGAAGAAATTGTAGATGTAACGGCGGTCTCAACTAACACACTTACTATTACTCGTGGTATCGATGGTTCATCTGGTGTAGCCCACTCTGCTGGTGCTGTAGTGCGCCATATGGCAATTGGTCGAGATTACCGTGAGGCTAATACTCATATTGAAAACACTACAACTGCACACGGATTAACTATTGCAAACGTAGTTACTACATCAGGTACTCAGACTTTAACTAACAAGACTTTAACTAGCCCTACATTAACTACTCCAGCACTTGGAACACCATCTGCTGCTGTACTTACAAATGCAACAGGATTGCCTTTAACTACTGGCGTAACTGGAACTTTACCAGTAGCCAATGGTGGTACTGGCGTAACAACCTCAACTGGTTCTGGTGCAAATGTATTAGGAACTAGCCCAACTATTTCTAGCCCAACCATTACTGGTACTGGTGCTATTGCAGGTACCTTCACAGGTAACCTAACAGGTAACGTAACTGGTAACGTATCTGGTTCAGCAGGTAGTGCAACAGGTAATGCTGGTACTGCAACTGCTTTACAGACAGCCCGTAACTTCCAACTAACTGGAGATGTAGAAGCATCTGCCGTATCATTTGATGGTACTGGTGCAGTAAACCTAGTTACCTCTATTGGTACTGGTGCAATTACTAACGCAGACATCAATGCTTCTGCTGCTATCTCATATAGCAAATTAAACCTTGCAGGAACTATTACATCTGCTGATATAGTAAACGGAACTATCGTTGCTGCTGATATAGCAGACGGTACTATTACTGCTGCCAAGTTAGTATCTGACCCATATGCTCGTGCTAACCATACTGGCACTCAAACAGCATCTACTATCTCTGACTTTGATACACAGGTAAGAACATCTCGCTTGGACCAAATGGCTGCGCCTACTGGTTCACTATCTGTTAATAGCCAAAAGATTACTAACCTTGCTACGCCTACATCTAATACAGATGCTTCTACTAAGGCTTATGTAGATACATCTATTGCTAACCTTATTGCTGGTGCTCCATCTACCCTTGATACACTTGATGAGATTGCTCAAGCACTTAATGATACAGCCAACTTTTCAGATACAGTAGTTCTTAAATCAGGTTCTACAATGACTGGTGCCCTGACATTATCAGGTGCTCCTACTCAAAACCTACACGCTGCTACAAAGGCTTATGTAGATGGATTTGCCCCAGCCGTTGCAGCCGATGCTGCTGCCGCTGCTGCAAGTGCCGCTGCTGCTGCAGCCTCATATGATTCATTTGATGATAGATACCTAGGTGCTAAAGCATCTGCTCCATCTGTAGATAATGATGGTAATGCTTTAACTGCTGGTGCCCTTTACTTTAATACCACAACTGGCATTATGCAGGTGTATGATGCAGTTGCTGCTGCTTGGGAAAATATTACTTCTGCAGTATCAACTAGTCGTTGGACTAAAACTGCAGCAGGTGGTGAAACCACACTTAACGGCGCAGATGATAATGCAGTATCTTTATCTTACACAGTAGGATATGAACAAGTATATATAAACGGTGTATTACAAGCACGAGGTGGAGATTACACAGCCTCTAATGGCTCAAGCATTACTGGACTTACAGCCCTTACAGCAGGAGATATTGTTGAGGTTCTATCTTGGACACCATATAGTGTAGCCAATGCATTAACTACTACAGTAGTAGATGCCAAGGGTGACCTACTCGTAGGTACCGCCTCTGATACAGTAGGTAGACTTGCAGTTGGAAGCGCAAATCAATACTTACAAGTTGATTCCTCAACCGCAACTGGTTTAAAATGGTCAACATTAAGTGCAGTATCAACCCTTGATTTAACTATCAATGCACAGACTGGCACCACATACACATTAGTAAGTGGAGATACAAATAAACTTGTTACTCTAACTAATGCTGGTGCAATTACCTTAACTGTACCTCCTTCAGTATTTACTGCTGGACAACAGATACATATTGCTAGAATGGGTGCTGGTGGAGTAACGCTTGCACAAGGTGCTGGAGTAACCATTGTATCTACTGGAGCAACAGCCTCAGCCCCAACACTCAGGGCACAATATTCAACTGGTACAATCATATGTACCGCATCTAATACTTTCCTAGTGATTGGAGATATAGCCTAATGACCCGTGCTAGAACCAATGCGGATAACGCTTTAGCAGATATTACGGGGGTAACAGCCAGCACAGGTTTGACTGGTACAGCCTCTAGTGGTACCGCTACTTTGAGTATTGACTCAACTGTTGCAACCTTAACTGGCAGCCAGACTCTTACAAACAAAACTTTAACTGCTCCTGTTATTTCTAGCATTACAAACACAGGAACTTTAACACTTCCAACAACTACTGGAACAGTTGCTCTTACTAGTGATATTACAGTAACTGCTTCAAGTACAACTACTTTAACTAATAAAACATTAACTGATGCTAAGATTAACTTAGCCTTTGATGCACAAACTGGAACAAGTTATACAGTTGTATTAGATGATAATAGTCAGGTAGTGACTATGAACAATGCATCAGCAAATACACTATCAATACCTACAAATGCTTCTGTGGCTTTTCCAATTGGTACGCAAATAAATGTAATACAAATTGGTGCAGGTCAAACCACAATTCAGGCAGTAACAAGTGGTACTACAACTATTCAATCAACTGGCGCTACTGCAGCAGCACCAAAACTTCGTGCTCGTTATAGTGCAGCAACTTGCCTTAAAGCAGGAACTGACCTATGGTATGTGTTTGGAGATATTGCCTAATGCCAATTTTAGGAATTACCGCTTCTCAAATTACAGGCCGTCTAGCAGCACCAGACACTGGTGCTATGTTCCCACTTGGTATGGTGAGTGTTGGTTCTGCTGGTGCGGCATCAGTTACATTTAGTTCTATACCTTCAACCTACAAACATCTTCAAATACGAACATTATTTAAAAGCACAAATGTCAATATAACACTTAATTCAACTAATGCCATAAAAAATCATTATTTATATGCAGATGGTGCTAGTACTGCGTCAGGCGTTTCTGCAACTAATTTCATTGCTAATGCAACATCTTCACAATTTGGAAGTGTAATTACAGACATTTTAGATTACACAAATATTAACAAATTAATTACCATTAGAAATTTGGCAGGATATGATAATAATGGTTCAGGTCAATTAACAATTAATTCAGGACTGTACAATTTATCTTCAACAGCAGTAAATACAATTACACTTTATCCTGATTCAGGGTTATTTGCACAATACAGCAGTTTTGCCTTATACGGAATTAAGGGAGCATAAATGAGTACATACGAACCGATTGCTAGTCAGACACTAGGTAGCGCAGCAGCATCAGTTACCTTCTCCAGTATTCCACAGGGCTATACCGATTTAATTTTAGTGGCTAATTTAATTTCTACTTCAAGTGCTAGAGTAAAAGTGCGTGTAGGTAATGGTTCAGTAGATACTGGCTCAAATTATTCATATACAATTTTAGTTGGTAATGGAACAAGTGCTAGTTCAGGGCGAGAATCAAACATTACAGAATTGAATTATTATTGGAACGCTATTCCTAGTGGTTGGTCTAATTATATTATTCAATTTCAAAATTATTCCAACGCCACCACAAACAAAACAGTTTTAGGTAGAGGTAATTCAACTGCGGTTGAAACTTTTGCAAATGTTGGATTATGGCGTTCAACTAGTGCCATCAATATAATTGAAATTAGAGCCAATACAGGTTCATTTGATACAGGCTCAACCTTCTCACTCTACGGAATCCAAGTAGGAGATAAAGCTCAGAAGGCTCAAGGTGGAAATATTGTTACCACTGATGGTACTTATGTTTACCACACCTTCACATCAAGCGGTGCCTTTATTCCAAGCCAAGCACTAACTGTTGATTACTTAGTAGTCGCAGGAGGTGGCGGAACGCCGACAAATAGCGGTGGTGGCGGTGGTGGCGGTTATCGTACATCTATTGGTGGTTCAACCTTATCTTTGACTGCTAAAACATATCCAGTAGTTGTTGGTGCTGGCGGTGCAAATACTGGTACTAATGGTTCTAACTCTGTATTTGCAACTATCACATCAACAGGTGGCGGTGCTGGTGGTGGAAGTGATGCCAATGGTTCTAATGGTGGTTCAGGCGGTGGCGGTGGAATGTGGACTGGTGTTGGAACTCCAGCACTTTCTGGTGGCTCAGGTAATGCAGGTTCTTATTCTCCATCTGAAGGAAATAATGGTGGTGCTGGTAGTAGGTCTAGCAATAGTCCTGCTGGCGGTGGCGGTGGTGCTAATGCCACAGGTGGTAATGGAAGTTCAGGTGCGGCAGGTAATGGTGGTGCTGGAACTGCAAATTCAATAAGTGGTACTTCTGTCACTTATGCTGGTGGTGGCGGAGGCTCTAGTTACAATAGTGCATTTGTTACTCCTGGAACTGGTGGTGCAGGTGGTGGAGGAAATGGAGTTGCAACAGCATCTACTTCAAGTGGAAATAATGGAACAGTAAATACTGGTGGCGGTGCAGGTGGTGGTGGAAGCACAACTGGCGCATCAGGCGGTAGTGGTATCGTCATAATCAGATATTTGGCATAAGGGAGAATAACTAATGAGTACAAATATGACATTAATTGAGGCTAAGACCGCAGGGTCTGGCGGTGTTGCTAATTTTGATTTTACCTCTATCCCTGCTACCTACACTGATTTGAAATTAGTTACCTCCCTTCGCTCAACAGGAGGTTCAACAGGAATTCAAATAAGTTTTAATAATAGTACTAGTGGATATACAATGAGATCAATTTATGGTATTGGAAGTGGTACTCCAACATCGGATAACAATGTTATTTCTAATGCAATATTTTCAAATTCAATGGTAAACGATTCTAGTTTTACTGCTTCAAGTTTTGCTAATGGGGAAGTTTATATTCCAAATTATACAAGTAGTAATAACAAAAGTGTATCTATTGATGCTGTAACAGAAACCAATGCTACGACTTCGTTACAACAATTAGTAGCTGGACTTTGGTCAAATAGTGCGGCTATATCCTCTATTAAATTAGTACCAAATGCGGGTAATTTTGCTGAATATTCAACTGCCTATCTATATGGCATCTCAAATATAACTAGCACAACTAAAGCTACTGGTGGAATCGTATCCTCTGATGGTACCTACAACTACCATATGTTCCCATACTCAGGCACATTTACTCCGACTCAAAACATTACTGTTGATTATCTAGTTATTGCTGGTGGTGGTGGAGGTGGTGCAGGAAATAGCCTTGATTACGGAGGCGGTGGAGGCGGTGCTGGAGGACTTCGTTCAACTGTTGGTGCTACTGGTGGCGGAGGAAGTTTAGAATCTGCCTTATCACTTACTGCTAATACTGGCTACACAGTAACAGTTGGCGCTGGTGGTCAAGGCGCACAAAGTGATGGTGCTAGTGGTTCAGCAGGCTCTAATTCAGTATTTTCAACAATCACATCTACTGGCGGTGGTTCTGGAGCAGGTGCTGGTAATCCTGGTACTAATGGTGGTAATGGTGGTTCAGGAGGCGGAGCAAGTTCAAGAAGTAGTAGTAATACAACAGGTGGTACTGGTACAGCAAACCAAGGTTACGCTGGCGGAAATTACACAGGATTTGGTGGTGGTTCCCAAATAGGTAATGGCGGTGCTGGCGGAGGTGGTGCTGGTGCAGTTGGCGGTGCTGCTGTTTACAATGTTGGCGGTGCTGGTGGTATTGGTGTTGCTATATCTGCTTTTGCTAATGCAACTCAAACTGGTGTAAATACTTACTACGCAGGTGGTGGTGGAGGTTCTGGTTCTGGTCTTGCAGGTGGCTTAGGCGGAGGTGGTGCTGGTGCAAATCCTGTCGCAGATGGTAGTCCAGCAATTGTAAATACAGGTGGCGGTGGTGGCGGTTCATCTGGTAATAGTAGTAAAAAAGGTGGCAATGGCGGTTCTGGTTTAGTAATTATAAGATATGCGATATAAAGGAGAATGATGGCACATTTCGCACAGATAGATGAAAACAATATCGTTACTCAGGTATTAGTTGTACCTGATAACGCAGAGGATAGAGGACAGGATTACCTAGCCAATGATTTAGGTCTTGGTGGTACTTGGATTCAGACCTCATACAACAACCGCATAAGAAAGAATTATGCAGGAATTGGATTTACTTACGATTCAGTAAGAGATGCCTTTATAGCGCCAAAGCCTTATGACTCTTGGTTGCTTAATGAGGATACCTGCCGATGGGAAGCACCAGTTGCATACCCAACAGATGGCGTTATGTACAAGTGGAATGAGGACAAGAAGGATTGGGAGGCTATCGTAAATGAGTAATATGAAAGTTATTTATGATTGTGAGAAAAAGACTACATCTTATGTTCCACTATCAGCAGCAGAGATAGCAGAGCGTGAAGCGGCAGCAGCAGCGTATGCTGCAGAGCAGGCTGCTAAAGAGGCAGCAGCACTTGAAGCACCTGTTGTAGAAGAGACACCTGCAGTAGAAGAAGTACCAGCAGAGTAGTAATACCCGTAACTATTTAAAGGAGCACTGTGGCTGGCAAGGATATTACCGAATCGTTACCCCTCAATGTTGGTAACCCTGGTATTGCTGGTTTTTGGATAAATAACGCAGAAGACTATGATGTTGCTATTGGTGGAGAACCTTTCATCTTGGCACCTACGGATGTTAATCCGTATCAAAGAGAAACTGCGCCTTATCGCAAAGATCAGTTTGACAACTCCAAAGAACCAGGAGAGCAATCTCTAACTGGTTGGTGGATTCGTTCTCAATCATCATTTCATGGTGGTACTGGTATTAAGTTTTATGACCCAACCTCAGGAGAATCTACTAACTATAGATTTGCCGACTCGCAAGGTTTAGATGTTTGGACAAAGGGGCAGGTAACTTTATTAAATGATGTCTATCAGAATCATGAAGTAACTACTGCTCTACAGGCAAATGGCAAACCTAGTCAACATGTTCGTTCTATTAGATATAGTAACAGAGATGCTGTATTACTTCACGATGGATATGATGTAGATAAGGTTTATCAACCTATAACAGCCTCTGTCAGTAATAAAGCCTTAACCTCTAACGTGGCTACATTAACTACTTCTGCTGCCCATGGACTTTCAATAGGTATGGAAATAGTAGTTACTGGTGTAGATGCAACGTTTAACGGTACTTATACTATTACTACAGTACCCACAACCACAACATTTACCTATGCTAAAACTGCTTCTAACGTAACATCTGCAGCGGTATCTCCAGTAGGAAATGTTACAAGTACTATAACACATTTTATTGATTACAACTCTGGTTCAGCAGAACCTGTATATGGTATTTGCGATGATGGTACATTCGCTTATTGGGTAACTAACTCAGTTCAAGGTGGTGCAACAAAGTTGCATATGTACAAGAAGCCTTTAACTGGACATGCTGCTGACACCTCTGATGTAAGCACTATGTTCTACGTTACAGGAACCACAGTAACAGATGCTCTATTAGAGTATGTAAAAGACCGCATCGTTATGTGTATTGATAACAAGATTTATGAGTTGGCTCCTAATGCTACTTCTTTACCTACCGCTCTTTATACAAATCCTGTAACTACTTATGTTTATACAGGTATTACCGCTTCGGGTCCTGCTATCTATACTGCTGGACATAATGGCATACTTTCAACTATTCAAAAATATACCCTAAGTAATACATCTGGCTCTATGCCAACATTGACTTCAGCAATTGTATCTGCTGAGTTCCCTCCTGGTGAAATTGTTTATGACATTTACTACTACCTAGGATATATGCTAATCGGCACCAATAAGGGTGTCCGTGTTGGTATTGTAAATGACCAAGATGGTTCTATATCTTATGGCCCACTTATTGTTGAGACATCACAACCTTGTTATGACTTTGCTGCTCGTGATCGTTTCGTATGGTGTGCTACAGGTATTGGTTCACTAGATGCTGGTCTTATTCGTATTGACTTGAGCACCTCAGTAGAGGGTGAATCCTTGAGATTTGCTTATGCTAACGACTTGCAATATTCCCAAACAACAGAACACCAAACTACTGGTGTGGCTTTCTTTGGTACTAGCAATAACTTAGCCTTTTGCACAGCCTATAAAACTACTAATGGGCATGTATACAGAGAGTTACCTAACACTAAAATATCTAGTGGCTACCTAACTACAGGTGCTATTCGTTATGGAACACTAGAACCTAAGAACTATAAGTTTATTCGTGGTCGTGGTATATTTACTAATGGTGCTATGGATATAGCAACTGTAGATTCAAACAATAATACCTACTCAATCATTACCTACAACGCTTCTATTGGTACCCCTGAGGCTGCTACAAACAGTCCAGAAGGACCACAGGAGTTTATATCATATAAATTTACGCTCTCACGTAGCGCAAGCAATACCAGTCTTGGCCCAACTTTCAAGGGCTTTCAGGCAAAATCTCTTCCAGCAACTAAACGCCAACGGTTGATTCAGTTCCCTGTTTGGTGTTACGACGTGGAAACCGATAGATACAATGTACTGGCTGGATATGAAGGCCGTGCTTGGGAGCGTATCCAAAAGTTAGAAGATATAGAAGCCGCTGGTGATATTATTAATGTTCAAGACTTTACTACTGGAGAAAGGGTCCAAGCCTTGGTTGAGAAAGTATCATTTGTTCGTAAGACACCACCTAGTGCTCGCTATGATGGATTTGGTGGTCTATTAACTATCACAGTTAGAACGGTCTTATAATGTCTGCGCAAGATTGGGCAGCATTCGCAGTAGCAATAAGCACATTGTTAGGTTCTTTAGCAATAGGTGTAAGACACTTAGTTAAACACTACCTATCTGAACTTCGCCCCAATGGGGGCTCAAGTCTTCGTGACCAAGTTGGCAGACTCGAGGAAAAGGTAGATACCCTCTACCAGATTTTGATTCAAAATGGAAGACAATAACTGCCAGAATTGTGGCTGTGAGCCACATGATATATGCTGGCCTAAACAGAATGAACTAAGAGAGAAGTGGTTGCAGGATAATCCTGATTCTGGCTTCAATGGATGGTGGTCAATATGACAGTAGTTGATATAGCCAAATCTCAAATTGGATATACCGAGGTAGGCAAGAATAATGACAGTATGTACGGCAAGTGGTACGGATTAAATAATAACCCTTGGTGTGCTATGTTCGTATCTTGGTGTTTCGATCAGGCAGGGATAGTATCAAAGGTGGCAGCCCAGACTAAAAAAGGTTTTGCGTCTTGTGATGCAGGTCTTAAGTGGTTTACCAAAAAAGGTAAAATAGTCCCAGTTGGCAAGGCTCAGCCTGGTGATGTAGTATTCTTTCAGTTCGATAATGACGCACAACCTGACCATGTTGGGATATGCGCCAGTAACGATGGAAAAAAGTTCCTTACAGTCATTGAGGGTAATACCTCTAGTGGCGATAAAGGAAGTCAATCAAATGGAGATGGTGTGTATCTTAGGAAACGCCCCTACTCCCTAGTAATGGGCGTAGCACGCCCTTAAGGATGGATATGAATACAAAAAAAGTAAAAGCAATTGTTGCAAGTTATGCTCGTGCTGCAGTAGCAGCCGTGCTTGCTCTATACCTTGCTGGTACAACTGACCTAAAGACCCTTGCGATGGCAGGAGTAGCAGCGGTTGCAGGGCCTATTCTAAAGGCATTAGACCCATCAGCAACAGAATTTGGTCGAGGAAGTAAGTAATTACATACCTCAAATAAGCCTTTAAAGGCCGTTTTAAGACACGAAGTCCCCCTACCTAGGGTAATTACCTTAGGACAGGGGGCTTTTTGTCGTTTTGCACGACTTATAATTTTGATATATATTACCCCTGCGGGAAACCGTGGGGCAGAAACTTCAATTGACGGGTGACGGCAAAAGCCTAACCAGCCTCCCTGACTCTCCATAATTTTTATGGGGGGTAGGGGGGCATTTCTTAATTTCAGGGTTCAGGCAGGGTTCGATTGGCGTCAGCCAATAGGGTGTGGTAGGGTTCTGTTATGAACGAATTACCTAAACATATATCCTATTCCGCTCTGGGTACTTATCAAGAGTGCGGATGGAAATACAACTTAACAAAAATACAAGGCGTACCTGAGAAACATGCTGTTTGGTTTACAGGTGGGTCTGCTGTCCATAGGGCTACCGAGATGTACGATCTAAAACCTGGGTTTGCCGAAACTATTTGGAATGATGCTTGGTTTCAACAAGTAAAAGAAGATGAAGAACTACACGGAGATATGCTCGCTTGGGATTACATCAAGAGGGAAGATATGTCTTGGTGGTATGGAGAAGGTTTATGGATGCTAGAACGTTGGATAGAGTTTCGTTCCAATGGGTGGGGTGTCTATAAGGACTACATCGAAAAACAGTATGAGGTTCCTTTGGTAGATACTGTTGTAAAGATGGCCATTGACCGAGTGATGACGGATTACGATGGCAAGATAGTCCTTTTAGACATTAAGACAGGGGCGTCATCTCAAAGACACCCACTTCAACTTGCAACTTATGCGTGGGCTTTGCGCAAGATGGATGGCCTTGAAGTGGACAAAGCAGGTTTTTGGGATGCACGCACTGGTCATGTGACTACTTGGAGTTTGGAGCATCTTGCTACTCAAGAAGTAGAACACATTTATTCTGAATTTGATAGAGCACGCAAGGCTGAAATATTTTTGCCTAATTTGTCCAATTGTGGACGATGTGGTGTGCTATCCTACTGTAAGTTTATGAACGGTAAATACACAGAAAAGGAGAAAAACAATGGCTAATGCTAACTTCCAAGTTAGTAGTAAGTTGCCAGATGGTCGCATATTTGTGATCGCTGGTGATACTGCCGATGAGTTCAAGGGTAACTTGACTCAGATATTAGGTGATGTCGGGGCTGAGAATTTAATCTCAACCATGGCAGCATCCGTAGAGGGAGCACCTGCTTCATTTGAAGAGGCAGTTGGCAACCTTGCAAAAGGTCTAGGTGCTAGACCAGTATCAAGCCCAACACAAACATTTACACCAAGTACTGGACCATCAGGTCGTTCTTGTAAACATGGTGAGATGACAAAACGTACAGGTGCTGGTGCTAAAGGACCATGGAAAGCATTCATGTGTCCATCACCAAAGGGTACTCCAGATCAATGTGAGCCAGTATGGATCCGACGTACTGATTCTGAATGGAGCACATTTTAACCAATGAGAACTTTAGCCCGTGCAGTAGGTAGTAAAGATATTGGTGGCGAACCATTACCAACAGTATTTCGTACCTTTGATATCAATAAGATTGTTATTAGACGGGCAGAAGTATCTATGATTGCTGGCACTCCAGGGGCAGGTAAATCAACACTTGCCCTTGCGATTGCCCTTCGGACGAAAGTTCCAACGCTTTATATAAGCGCAGATACTAATGCACATACAATGGCTATGCGTCTGCTATCAATGATTTCTGGTCAATCACAATCCGTGGCTGAACAGATGCTCATAGAAAATGTTGATGAATCACGGAAAGTAATCAACGAGAACTCAGGACATATCTTCTGGTCATTTGAGTCAGCCCCTACTTTGGTTGATTTAGATCTAGAAGTATCTGCTTTTGAGGAACTATGGGGTTGTCCACCAACCTTAATCGTAGTTGATAACCTAATGGATATCGCTAACGATGGTGGTGAAGAGTTCGCAGGAATGCGTTCTACAATTAAAGAACTGAAATATCTTGCAAGAGATACTAACGCTGCGGTTCTTATCCTTCATCATACGAAGGAATCTTACCCTGGAAATCCGTGCCAGCCTAGATCAGCGTTACAAGGAATGGTAGCACAATTACCAGCCTTGATATGTACAGTCGGAAGTAATGCTCCTGGGTATATTGCAGTTGCTCCTGTCAAAAACAGGTATGGCAAAGCAGATCCAAGTGGAGATACATCGTTCTGGCTACAATTTAATCCTGAAATGATGGAAGTTTCTGATATCCCTGAAAGAATATGAGTGCTAAGGATATCTGGGAACTAAAACCAGATTACAAAGAATCCATGGACATACGTGGTGAACCTACCAAGATATGTCCTTGTGGTTCTTTTATTTGGAAACTACTCGTCGAATGGGATGACGATAGTGATACAATAAGTTCATACTTTATCGATATGGAGTGTGCTGTCTGTGGGACAAAGGCAACAGCCCCAACAGAGGAGAGACTATGAAGAAAAACAACCTGAAATACATCTTAATGTGTTTTGTGGTCTTTGCGGGTACTTGGCATCAACCTGCGGTTGCGTCTATTACGGACGTAATCCGTATGAGCCCGATCTGTAAAGATTTAAATTTGACAATTAGTCAAAGTAAAAAACTCGCTAAGAAATATGCATTTATGAAAGTAAAGCAAATAGGTTGGAATGACCGAGAGTGGAAAGCATTACTTACTCTTTGGACTAAAGAATCTCGCTGGGATTACACAGCAGATAACCCAAAGTCGTCAGCGTATGGCATACCCCAAATGCTCAATATGCCTGAGGATACACCCCTTACCAAGCAAGTTGATTTAGGGCTGAAGTACATCAAAAAGCGGTATAAAACGCCTACTTTAGCGCTCAAGCATCATGATAGAAAGGGTTGGTACTAAGACTAAATGGCCAACAAAAATGGACGCAAAGGTTCTTTGTTTGAAACAACTGTTCTAAAATGGTTGCGTTCAAAGAATTTGATAGCCGAAAGGTTAACTAAGGCGGGGGCTAAGGACGAAGGCGACATTGTTGTCATGGCCAATGGTAAAACTTATATCCTGGAACTCAAGGCGACTAAAGCACTCAAGTTGCCTGAGTTCTGGAATGAAGCAGTAATTGAAGCAAAGAATTATGCAAGTGCTCGCTCGATTAGCGAGGTACCACCATCTTATGTTATTATTAAACGTAGGATGGCAGGAATAAATCAAGCATGGGTGGTAGAAGATTTTGACCAATGGATCAAGAAAGTCACAACGTGTAAATGTCCTACCAATTAAGGATATATTAGAACATTATGGAGCAAGGGTACCTGAACGAAGTGGATGGTCATCAATCAGATGTCCCTTCCACGATGACACACATAAGTCAGCAACAGTCAGTACTAGAGAAAATGTATTTTGTTGTTTCGCCTGCCAAGTTAAGGGCGACACTTACAGAATTATTATGGAGAGGGAGGGACTAAAGTTTCATGAAGCAATCAAGTTCGCAGAGAGAATCTCTGGGCAAAGCAGCAAAGTATTACGCAGCAGCAATTCACGAAGCGGAGGATTACCTCGCAGAACGGGGAATCACTCTGGAAGTAGCCAAGAAAGTGGGATTGGGCGTCGTGCTAGATCCAGTTACGGGTCATGAACAATATGAAAACCGTCTTTCCATTCCGTATATCACTCGTACAGGCGTGGTTGACCTCAGGTTCAGAGCCATGGGAGCAGAAGAACCGAAGTATATGGGCTTGGCTGGTGCGAACACACATCTCTTCAATACTAGGTCATTCTTCAAAGCGTCGTCATACATTTGTATTTGTGAAGGTGAGATTGACACCATCACGTTGGATTATGTTTGTGGTTTACCTTCGGTTGGGGTCCCTGGCGTGAATAACTGGAAGAAGCATTACACTAAATTGTTAGCAGATTTTGATAAAGTATTTATGTTTGCTGATGGAGATCAGGCTGGTCATGACTTCTCTAAATCATTGACTCGTGAACTTTCTAATGTTGTAACTGTGCAGATGCCTGAGGGTGAAGATGTTAACTCAATGTATCTAAAGCATGGTGCCGATTACTTCAAACAAAAGGTGGCTAACTCACAATGACCGTACTAATCCCGTCAGAAGAAGGCTTTAAATGCCAAGACTGTAACTTCAAAACTGAAGATATATTCATGTTCTTAGATCATTGTGATGTCTCATTTAGTTGGGGTTTACGTTTAAGCAATAGATACAGTATTGATTTATTCCCATTACTTGAACAGATTAGTAAGCAAATACAGCATGGTCATTTAGAGTGTGCCGATGCTTTAGTTCAGTCTTTAGTTTTATCACTAGTCAATGCATCTGAAGGTGAGCAATCTTTCCATAAGTTTATTAACGAAGCCAAGACCATGGAAATGACTAAGGAAACTATAGACAGTATAGAGGAGATGCTAAAAAAGTATGGCAAAAAAGATAAAGGTGAATAATATTCCAGATCCTACTGATTTTGAAATAGGTGTATGGGAAACAGTAGAAGAACTTGTAGATTTATTGCTGTCTAAGCATAAAGATTACGGCCCAAAGAATATAGCGAATGCACCAGGCGGTGCCATCAATGGCCTAAGAGTTCGTATCCATGACAAGACTGCTCGTATAAATAACTTATATGACAGCATCAGGGATATGGCACCTGAACATGAATCTTTTGAGGATTCATTTAAGGACTTAGCAAACTATGCGATAATCGCATTGTTGGTACTGAGAGGAAAATGGGATAAATGATAAGATACTTATTAGGCAAACCGTTTGAGTGGTTAATGCGTATATTCTATAGGATACATCTTGCTATAGATGGAAACTCAGAGTGGTACATGCTCGATCAGGGAGAACTGAACGTAATTGTTAATGAGTGCATAGAGGATAATCTATACACTATAGGTAAATATGATTTTGATGATGATGACTTTGTTTGTGAGTGTGACTAATGAAAATATTTGGACCTTACAAGGGAAGCAAGCAAAACGGTGGTCGTCCTATTTACGTTATTAAACGTAAGAAAAAGGATGGAAGCACTGAGACAACATCTACCAATAAAGCACGCCTTGATTACAAAAAGGCTACTGGTAAGAAGTTGAAACGTAACCAAGAGGTTGACCATAAAGATAATGGTGGACGTAAAGGTAGCGACAAGATATCTAACCTACGGGTCTTGTCTAAGAAGAAAAATGTAGGATTAGAGAATAAGAGACGAGCAAAGAAAAAATGAGTAAAGCCATAGTCGTGATCTCTGATTTACAATCCCCATTTCACGACGTAGATGCGGTCAATGCCGTCAAGAAATTCATTTATGCTTATCAACCAGATTCAGTAGTATCGGTTGGAGATGAAATAGATTTCCAGAGTATCAGTCGTTGGGCAAAGGGGACTGAACTTGAGTGGGAAAGATCAATAGGTAAAGATAGAGATACAACTGTTAAGTTATTAGAACAATTAACTATCGATACTATTGTGCGTAGCAACCATTCAGATAGGTTGTTCAATAAGATACGCTCATCTGCTCCTGGATTCTTAGGATTACCAGAGTTAGAGATTGAAAAGTTTCTTAAGTTAGATGACTTAGGCATCACTTATTATCATGGACCTGTAGAGATAGCCCCAGGTTGGCTACTCATGCATGGTGATGAGGGTAATGTGCAACCAACAGCAGGGGCTACTGCTCTTGGACTCGCAAAGAGAAGTGGCATGTCTGTCGTGTGTGGACACACTCATCGTATGGGATTGGCTCATTACACTCAGGCTTGGGCTAATGGATCTCGTGCTATATGGGGTATGGAAGTTGGACATCTCATGAATGTTAAGCATGCGAAATACATCAAAGCAGGATTATTCACTTGGCAACAAGGGTTTGGTATCTTGCACGTAGATGGTAAAAATGTTACTCCCCAAATTGTGCCTATTGTTAAAAATAGTTTCACGGTTGAGGGCAAGACATGGCGATGGTAAAAAGATTTATCGAGGAGTATGAAGGTGTAGTTTCATCTATTGCCTATGAGTTCTCTCGTAAGTATCGCATGGTAGATGTTGATGACTTACGTCAAGAGTTATGGCTATGGTTTCTTACACACCCAAATAAAGTTAAGTACTGGCATGATTCACATGACAGCAAGCAATCCACAAAACTCATCGCACGCTCACTACGTAATGCTGCCAAAGATTACTGTCAGAAAGAGAAGGCCAAGTCTGTTGGATTCCGTGTAGAGGATAACTATTATTACGATAAAAACATGCTAGAATCGCTGATTCCTGCTGTTTTAACGGGTAATCGTGAGGCTCCTGTCATGAACGATTTGAGTGTGACTAACGTAAAAAAGGTTGCATCTGAGGGCAATAACTGGCCTGCAATCTGCTCTGATATTGAGAAAGCAATCAGTAAGTTAAACAAGGAACAGCGAGATATCGTGATCTTGCGATACGCAAGTGGGCTTGAGTTGGGTGCGATAGCCTCAGAGTTATCTATCTCGCAAGATGCTGTACGCATGCGTGTAAACAGAGCATTAAAAAGTATGTTAAACTTTCTTGGTGGTAATTATCCACGCAAGGAAAAAGATTTTACAGATGAGGAAATAAATGCAAGCGTGGATACTGAGTTAGTAAACGAGGAAATCACGGAGGATACAATAGATGAAGACGTGTGACAGCAAGATATGTAATGAACCAACACAAACTTTTTCACGTGTGGCTCCCGTGTGCACACGTAAGGGTGTGTGATACACGTGATCTGTAATCCATGTCAGCAGGGTGGAACGATGAACTCGTATGGGCGTGAGGATTTAGCACACGAAAGGCACAGCGTTTGCGAGTACGCAAATTGCGTGTGTCAGCATAAGGTCGGTAATTGGGTAATAAAAAAACCCCCACGCAAGGAGTCGTGAGGGTTTCTTTAGGTGGTATTAGGCAGATACCACTTGCTTGATTTCAGTAGTCTTTACGTGAAAGTAATCACGTAATTTGTAGTCGATCAGATTTTGTACATTACAGATACCTTCGTAATACACGCCATCTCGTGCTACTAATTCCACACGTAGCACGTATTTTTCTTCATACTTGTCGCTCATTAGTCCAACCTCTCTACCTCTAGTACACGCTTGACTTCGGTTTCATCAAGCGAGTATACGTTCCACTCATTAACTGCATCAAGCGCAAGATCGATAGCCTTGTAGACATCATCACACGTAATGTCTTGATAGACCTCAACCAAGCACTTAGCCTTCACACGATAGGTGCCGTAATCACTCATAGCGCCACCGATAATACTGCGCATAGAACTCCTAGCGTGGAAAAGGATATCCACGCTATTACACGCAACTGTTCCCACACAGTTTCCTGTGTGAACTCGTCATTATATTTCATTTTCCCACTCATCTTTCTCGTGTATTCTAGGCACGATCTGTATATCTAGCGGATTATCATACGAGAAAACTAAACTTGTTGTTTGGATATTTCTCGCACGTTGTTCCTCTCTACGCTCATACGTATCTAGGTTTGCCCATATACCTACGAGATCTGTCCATTGTAGGGAATACTCTAAGCACTCCTCATACGCAGGACAGTTTAAGCATGTGTTTCTTGCACGCATGGCACTAGGTGTGTATGAGTATCTATAACGGATACCCTTACGATCACCGCCTACGTCATCAAACTCAGGGAACCAATCGTCAGGCGTGTCTGAGTTTGTACACAATGGTTCGTTCCTGAACTTCGGGAAAAAACTCACAGCATACCGCCTTTCATTAGGAATACACGATAAGTGCACTCAGGTTTATCTCCCACACATGGAGTGTGGCGTTCAGAACCACACGAAGCACATGGGTACTCGTATGGATTATCTATATCGAACTTATCGCTAGGCAGAGGAGAGTACCTAGCGTTAGTCCGATCTGTGCTTGGTGAGTAAGTTATTTTCACACGTATCGGGCCATCAATTTCCCAGCCTTCCTCGATGTGAAAATACTCGCCAGCATTGAGCATGATGGTTGCGGTTTGGTTGCCTGTACGAGTAGTTTTCCACTCGACACTATCCCAATCACACACCTTCTTGCGTAGTGTAGTAGCCACTCAACACTCCAATCTTGGACATGCCACACGTGTAGCAGTAATTTCTCTCCACGTTGTAATCGTGTACAGGTACCCAAATGGGTACATCACACTTGTAGCATCGTGTGTCTATGCACTTAGCGGTTCGCATTTTCCAACTCCTTCTCGTGTCCGATTTGTCCAGCCTTCTCACGATAGGTGTGTGCTTTGAGTAGCCACCTGCTGGCGTCTACCATGTTGCGCTTACCTATCTCGATCTCGTAGTGCTTGTAGCACATCTCAGCCATACTTGCGTATGCCCTTGCTGGTGGTTGCTTTGCTATGCGTTTCATGATAGCCCCCATGCGTTTGAGTATTTGGTGTCAGGTAGTTTGCCAGTTGGCTTGTAGCACATACAGATTTCTGTGTGCATATCACACCATTGACAGGTTAGGCACATCGGACATACTGCGTCCTTCTCAAGCCTGTCATCGTCTACAAATGCGTGGCAACTTACACATGGAAAGACACCTTCTACTTCCATGCCGTAGTGATCGTACGAAGGATAGAAACTATCGTACGCTTTACTGGGTATCCAGCGTGAGTAGCCGTAGTCAGCCTTGCAACTATCGTTTGACCACCACACTTTGCTCTCGTCCTCTGCACCCTTGTCTGAGTGTATGAGGTACATCTGATACTCAGCACGTGGATCAACTGTGAGTATGCACAACTTGGAACCTGACGTGTACTCCTCGATCATGTTGTACATGTGAGGATTATCAAGCGCCTTGACACCGCCCATTGGGGCAAGCACGTCCTCGGTAAAGATACGTGTGTCAGAACGTGTATCACCTGCTGGAATATCTATCGGTAATACGCCATTGTGTGCCAGCACAGTTTGGTCATCTACCACGTAAAACGGGTGGCAGTTAGCAAGATTGGTTGTGCCATGTGTGGCATAGCGAGCATGCCATAGTGCGTAATCATCGGGATACTTTGCACGCATCTCGAGAAAACGATTAACAGCATCGTCAGGGTTCATCGTGTGTTCCACGATGATACGCCTCTCGCTTTGCACAACGATTGCAAAGCCGAAGCCGTCAGGATTGTTGATCGCAGAGTAAGTTAATTTTTCTCTGGAAGGTAGTACGTTGGGTGGAACTACGCATAACATACACATTAGTTATTCTCCTCGTCTATGTGTGATGATGATACAAGTGGTTTGTCGAGTGAACTAAGTGCGACCTGCACGAAGTTTGAGTATTTTTCTTGATTGTCCAACACGTAAGCCATGAAGCGTATCCATGAGAACTGTTTGTCCTTTGGATTGATTTTCATGTTGCGTGTATACTCAACAGCAGAGTGGATAAACTCTACCGCAGATAGGACACGCTCTTTCTTGAGCGAGCCTTTGAACACTCGTATCTCGAGTGTGTGATCGTTCTGTACGTTGATTGCCTCATACCTGTCCATCGATTGCCCATACTTGACTTTGGGTACGAGTTTGCCTTTGTCCATGAACCTTGCGTATGAACTTTGGCGACCTGCTATCGCACACACTTGAGTGCTGTTATCGTAAATGAGTTTTTGGAAACGTAATTCGTGTGCTTCATCACGCTTGCCATCTTTACGAAACGCTGTACGAGATACGTGTACATGTAAGCCACATGTATCTGTATCCCATGAACGGAAACCCTTACTACGCAGGGTACGTAGGAAGTTCCAGTTTAGATTTTGCATCTCAGCGAGTGAGTGTGGGTGAGATACTATCTCGAAGCCATCATTGAGTGAGCCATCATGCTTACAATACACTCGATCACCGAGTGTGTCATACACGATGTCTGCACCTATACCACAGCCCCACTCGTTCTTGTCCTCGACCTCTAACTCGATGCCGAAGTAGTAATCATCACGCCCAAAGAAGTTAGGGCGTGGCTTGTATGAGTACTCGTAGATGCCTGAACTATCACGATAACACACGTGATCGTCCATACTGTTCTCATGTGTGTAATATCCACACTCATTACACTCGACTTCCTCGTCATAGCACTCGCTACATAGATCACGCTGGCGCCAATCGGAGTAGAAGGTTTGATCGAAGTAATAACCGCATGTATCACATGAGTAGATATCGTCTGAGTCTGAGCAGATGTTCGCACAATCTACGCATATCTCACGACCATTGTAGTAATACGAACTGAAGCGCCTACTAGCCACAAACATTTCGTTGCACATATTACACGAGAACGAACATGATCTGTGAACCAAGAACGGCTCATCGGTTGCGGAACTTCTGTGTGCATGTGTAGACTCGATCAGCCTACGTACTGCTTGATCGCCTTCTTGGAAAATAAACTCACCGCATGTACACATCTCACGTTGCGATGTGTCTGAGGGGAAACTTCCGAGAGGCATAATCAGATCCAGCGAGTTTATCGAGTAAACGTCATACACGACTTGATCGTGGGTGATTACGAAATTGCGTATACAACGCTGACACTTGCCAGATAACAGCGGGGTATTGTGGCGTGAGTAGGTGTAAAATCTGCCACTCCTACCGCAATCGCAATTACCCCAACCTGTGTGGTTTATTGTGATGCTGTGCAGAGCAAACTGTTGCTCTTGTGTAAGGCGTGAATACCACTCGTGAGTTTCTACCTCACGATAGTATTCGCTGAACGTACCCTCTGGGGGTACCTGTGTGGTAGGCATGACTACTTCCTACCTGACTTCAACTCACGTACTTGACGTGTGAGTCGAGCATTTTGTAGTGCGGTGGTGGTGATTAGCGTGATACTTAGCGACAAGGCGATGATTACCGCTATGCCGTCTGTTATCTCTATGTACATGTGGTTCCTTTCGTGATGATAAAGAAACCCTCTCGAGCCTACGAAGGAAATGAACTAACCTCACTCGAGAGAGTTTCTTGGTGATCTTTTGACCACCGAAAACCATCATAGCAGATCGGTTTTTCAGCATCAAAAAGCCCCAAAGAAAGAAAGAAACCTGTACGTATGATAGAAAATCTAATCAAAAGCGGTTTGCAAACGAGGGCGTGTGGGTGCTTGTGCATGGGACAGCAAGGTATGTAGTGCGTGTACGTGCGAGATTTCGGCTGCATGTGCGTGTGTACGACAGCGATGTATGTAGCACGTGTGCGTGCTGGAGTACGCTGGAAATCGGACATTTCGGACATGCGCTTGGCGCCAGTTGGAGAGATCACCAACACAAACCCCAAAACAGAAACGGACAAAATAGGACAAAACACCTCAGTTTTACGCTCAGTTTTGATATTTCCTTGATTATTCGATAGGCTTATCTCAATGCTGAAAACGTCAGCAGGAAAACGATCTCGAAAGGATCACAAAATGAACAAGCAAATCAAGGAACTAACTGAACAACTTCCAGTTGCTTCAGATGTACAAAAATCAATCGCTAACCGCTTGGAAAGCGCATTAACTAAAACTGGAAGCGCATCAAGCCGTTTACGCATGGCTTCACAATCACTCAATGCGTTAGCGAATAAGTACGAAGCGGATACAGACGAAAATGGATACGCTGATTTATTCGCCCGCATCTTCGAAATTGGCGCTCAAATTGGCGTAGATAACAAGAAGCCAGCCACCGAGAAAAGCAAGCGTGAAAACTGGCACGATGCAGACTCAAAAGAGGCTCAGGCAATCCTCGCCACCAAATCCCCACGCAAGCCACGCAAGACCGACAGCGTGATTGTCGAGTCAAATCCTGACGCAATCATCACAGCGCTACTGCAAGCGCTAAAGACAGCGAGCAGATAGTCAGCCGACACAAACTAGCCCTCGTGCGTGTATCCCACGTGCGAGGGTTTTTTAATGCGCTCACGCACGCTGGGGCTCTGCCCCAGACCCCGCTGGGGGACACCCCCAGACCCCCAAAAGCACTTACGTGTCGCCTAAAAAGGCGACCCCAGTGCTTTAAAGCGCCTGCGGCGCATGTATACACTATCAGTTCTAATTTTTTTAGCATCATATGAAGCCAGTAATTTATACTACTTTCAAACATAGTGCGTTCGGTTTACTATAGTTGAACGGGTTAGTATATATGTACCCGTAAACGAGCGTGAAGTAAATAGCGAGTTTCTCGGAGCGCTTATTGCGCTCCTCGTTTGAGGGGGTAGTGAGGCGCCTAGAGGCGCCGAACGAAGGGGGAACTTTATGGAGGTTATATATGGGGTTTAAAGCAGGCGGTGAACACCATAGCGTAGTAGCACTCCGTGAGGCCAAGGCTAAGGTTATTGATCTTGCAAGGCAAGGTCTGTCTATTCAGGATGCCATCATTAGGGCAGGCAGAAAACCAGATGTCCTGAAAGACTGGAAGAAAGACTCTAAGTTCATGGCTGAACTAGAGAAGGCAAAGGATGAAGGCCAGAAGGCTCTTGCCATTGTCTCAGGTGATGCTAAGTTTAAAATTGGCTTTGAGGAGTTCTCTAGGGAGTTCTTAGATAGCCCGATCTTCCCACACCATCAGAATTGGATTGATATCCTAGAGGGCAGGACACCCTCTTGGCTGCACGAGGCTATGGTCTATGAGCCAGCCTCATCTAAGCGCCTACTGATTAACGTGCCACCTGAGCATGCTAAGTCTACAGTCATCACAGTCAACTACTGTGTATATCGGATAGCGATGAATCCGAATGTTAAAATTACTATTGTCTCCAAAACCCAAGAGCGTGCCAAGGAGTATCTATACTCCATCAAGCAACGCCTCAACCATGAGCGCTGGTCTAAGATGCAAGCCATCTATGGAAGTGCTGGCGGTTGGAAAGAGGATGCTGACTCTTGGAAGGCTGACCGCATCTATGTGGCTCGTGACTCCACCGAAAAAGATCCTACTGTACAGGCTCTAGGTATTGGTGGTCAAATCACTGGTGCTCGTTCAGATCTAATTATCCTTGATGACGTTGTGACTACTACCAACGCTCATGAATGGGAGAAGCAACTACTGTGGCTACAGCGAGAAGTTATTACTCGTCTTGGTGATGCTGGTAAGTTGCTTATTGTAGGAACACGTATTGCAGCAAATGATCTCTATCGAGAGATACGTAATCCAGAGCATTGGTCTAGTGGCAAGACACCGTTCACATATATGAACATGCCAGCAGTACTTGAGTTTGCAGATGACCCTGAAGACTGGGTTACATTATGGCCTAAGTCCCATATACCATGGGAAGGTTCTGAGGAAGAGGTTCAACCTGATGAAAATGGGCTCTACCCAAAATGGAATGGCCCCGCACTATTTAGGCGCCGAAGTGAAGTTTCGGCCTCTGCCTGGGCTTTGGTATATCAACAGCAAGACATACAAGAAGACTCTATTTTTCCACCTGGTTGTGTCCAAGGCTCCATCAATGGGATGCGTAAGAGGGGCCCTCTAAAACCAGGAGCAGCAGGGCATCCTAAAGAAGCAGGTTCGTATTACACCATCATGGGCCTAGACCCAGCGATGAGTGGTAGAACTGCAGCAGTAGTTATGACCGTAGATCGTATGACACGTAAACGGTATATACTAGATGTTGAGAATATGAAAGATCCAACACCTGCAAAGATACAAGAGTTAATTGAGGACTGGTGCGTAAAGTACAATCCTCAAGAACTAAGAATTGAGACTAATGCACATCAGAAGGCTTACGCCTTAGACGCAGATCTAAACTCATACCTAGCCTCAAGAGGCATTAGATTCTCAAGTCAATTCACAGGTAAGAACAAGTGGGACACATCTTTTGGTGTAGCCGCCATGTCTGGTCTATTTGGCACTATGCGAAATAACCTACATCAAGATAATAACCTAATAGAACTTCCTTCTCAAGAAGGCTCTGAAGGTATTAAGGCTCTAATACAACAATTGATTACTTGGAAGCCTGATACTAGAGGTCCAACAGACTGCGTAATGGCTTTATGGTTCTGTGAACTAAGAGCACGTGAAATAGTCAACAATGGAAATATTAATCAAACCCATGTTAAGAATAGATGGGCAACTCGCAAACAACTCGATAATCGATTTACAGTAAATGTAAACGAGTACGAGATGTCTATGTACGAATAGGAAACTAATGTCAGTTAATATTGAGGCTATCGCTCAACGTGTCGATAATCTAAAATTACGTCACGCATCTAGAGATGCTCGTATGTCCGATATCCTTGCAGTCCGTAAGGGTAAGATGACAGAGGTATTCCCTGATCTATTCCCTGAGGGCATGAACTCAGCGATGGTTGCTAACTTCGTAGATGTAGCAGCCCGTGATCTTGCAGAGGTACTTGCTCCACTTCCATCTTTTAATTGCTCAACAACTAATACTACATCAGATCGTGCTAGAGCCTTTGCTGATAAGCGTGGCATGATTGCCAACAACTATGTTTACCAATCACGTCTACAATCACAAATGTACTGGGGCGCAGATTGGTATTTCACTTATGGCTTTTTGCCTATCCATGTTGAGTTAGATTTTGAAACACAACTTCCTCGTATTAGAGTAGAAGATCCAATCGGCGCATATCCTGAGTTTGATAGGTTTGGTCGTTGCGTAGCATACGCTAAACGCTATATGAAAACTCTTGGAGAGTTAGCAAACGAATACCCTGAGTATGCTGGTGCAATACTTGGTCAACTAGGTTACAATCAAAATACTAACTCAGTTGTAGAAATGATTCGTTACTCTGATAAGAATGATATCGTTCTATATGTACCTAGCCGTGGTAACTTAGTATTAAACGCAGCAAAGAACCCAGTAGGCAAAATGCTTACATTCGTTGCTCGCAAACCTGGTATTGATGAAGAACCACGTGGACAGTTTGATGATGTTTTATATGTACAGTTAGCAAGAGCACGTTTTGCTAATCTAGGTATGGAAGCAGCAGAGAAGGCTATTCAAGCACCTCTAGTTGTTCCTACCGATGTAATAGATTTGCCTATGGGACCTGATGCGATTATTCGCACATCCCAACCGCAAGCCGTTGGTCGAGTTAGACTCGACATACCAAACGCTGCTTTTCAGGAGCAAGCGGCACTTCAGTCAGAAATGCGCTTAGGTGCTCGTTATCCTGAAGGTAGATCTGGAACAATTGATGCTAGTGTTATCACTGGTCAAGGTGTTCAGGCTCTACTAGGTGCCTTTGATTCACAAATCAAGGCTGGACAAACTATACTAGCGGAAACCTTTGAAGAAGTATTAAAGACTTGCTTTGAAGTTGACCAAATAGTATTTGACACAGAGAAATCAGTTAGAGGTGTCGCACAGGGTACTCCGTACGAGTTAAAGTACATACCAAGCAAAGACATCAAGGGCGACTCTTCAATTGAAGTACGCTATGGATTGATGGCTGGTCTTGACCCATCACGAGCCCTAATTTTCTCACTTCAAGCACTCGGTGCTGAATTAGTATCTAAAGATTTCATTCGTAGAGAACTTCCTTGGTCCGTTAACGTTACTTTGGAAGAACAACGAATTGAGATCGAAAAGATGCGTTCTAACTTGACCGCTGCTATTACAGCAACTGCGCAAGCAATTCCTGCTATGGCGGCTCAAGGGCAAGACCCATCACCTATGATTAAGAATATTGCTGACGTGATTACACGTACACGCAACGGGGAGAGCATAGAGAATGCTGCGCTAGCCGTATTCACGCCTCCTGCACCTACTCCGCAGGAACAGGCCATGGCACAAGCGCAGGCAGGAACGGTTCCACCAGGTTCACAAGCCCCAGTAGAGCAGGCTCCCCTGTCCCCAGCCACTCCTGGATCCGCTTCTGGTGGAACCCCACAACAAGGTGCACCAGATTTGATGAGTATATTGGCAGGTTTACAAAGATAACTTAGGTAAGTAGGGGACAATGACTGCAATTGTAGGGATTCAAGGTAAAGGTTGGGCTGTTTTAGCAGCAGACTCAATGACTACGTATACAGATAAACCTTATGTAGCCAAGGGATGCGACAAGATAGTTAAAGTTGGTGAGTATTTAGTAGCAGTTGCAGGTGATGCAACCGCTGGTGATGTACTTTACAACGTTTGGCAGCCACCTAAAGTAATTAAAACACAAGAACCTGATCGTTTTATGATGATTAGAGTACTTCCCTCTATAAGACAAGTACTTACAGAAGCAGGATATGACCCAAATCCTAAGAATAACAAAGATGATGATGCTGGTTGGGATGCTTTAATTTGTTTTAATGGAAAAATATACCAAGTTAGTGATGATTATGGGTATATGCGTGATGATAAAGGTTTATACGGTATAGGTTCTGGTGGTTCCATAGCACTTGGTGCTCTAGCAGTAATGGATAGTGAAACCAAAACCCATGCTAAAGCGTCATCTGCCGCTAAAAAAGCAGTTAATGTTGCAATTCAATATAACATCTGGTGCGGTGGACCAGTTAATGTAAAAACACAGTTTACTAAATAGGAGATACTATGGTGAAAGAAGTTGTAAGTGGCGTTGGCGCAGATGCCAAGCGTACTGATAAGAATATTTCCGAAAGAGTAGCAAAGATTCAAAGAGAAGCAAAGATTCAGAATGCTACTAACGGAACTTATAGTCAGGCTACTCAATTACAGGACTTAGCATCAGGTGCTTCAACTGAAATGCCTCAGGCTGTAGTTGGTTCTACTCCTGCTCCTAGAACTATTGCTTCTAGTATACGTATGTCTCCATTAGATCAGGTGAGTGAGAACCCAGGTCCTATTACTGATGGTGCTCCTGGAAATACCCCTGGTCGTCAACCTGAAGAACTACCTGGACCTATTGATGGACCTGACAACAATGCTATTCTAGCCCGTGCTATGTTCATGATGGATCCAACTCCTATGAACCGTAGATTATTAGAGTCATTCCTTCAAGAAGGTCGTTAATGTCAATAGTAGATCCTCTGGTATCTTCTTGGAACAAGTATAAATATACGAGTTTATTTGATGTAGATACACGAACAGGTAATTTATCTACTCTTGTAGATCAACAATTATCTGGACTTGACCCTGCCGTAATACAAAATTATAATTCACTTTTATCAAAGTTTCCTAATCAAAGTAAAGATTACCTTCTTAGTGCTGCTAAGATTGGTTTAAATGCATCATCTAAAGGTATTGAAAAACTATCAGCAAACGATGGTATCAATCAGTTAAAGCAAGACTTAATTAACGTTGATAGCATCAAGAGTGAGGCTGAAAAGAATAAAGGTTTTACACAGGGTCTTTATAGCGTTTTAAAAGGTGTTACTCGTACTGGATTTGCTACAATACAAGCACCGTATCAATATATAACTAACGTAGGTAGAAATATCTATGCTAAGGCTAAAGGTGAGATTAGCACAGGACAGTTAATTAGTAATGTTTCTTTAAGTGAACTTGTTGGAGAAGAAACTAATTTAGGACAACTTCTACGTGCAACTGCTGGTGCAGTTACTGGTAAAGGTCCAATTGACACTGGTTCTGGATTCTTCGTTGCTCCTGAGAGCAAGGTAGGCGCTGCACAGGCTAAGGCTATGTCCGCTTATGGACGTGTCAATGGTAAATCATTTACTATAGGCCGTGCATCTATGAACGTTTTGGGTGCTGATCCAAACAGTACTCCTTATCGTGTAATGTCAGGTATCGTTGATGGTGTACTTGCCGTTGGTACAGATCCAACTCTATGGGTTGGTCCTGGTTCTGTAACTAAGATTATCCAAGGTGGTAAAGAATTACAGAAAGCCAAGACTGCTGCTCAAGCAGTTCTTGATGAAGTAGATGCTGCAAAAGCGGCAGATATTAAGAATTTAAGTAAGCAAGAAAAACAATTAATTAAAGAACGTGTAGGTAGCGAAAAGAAAATACGTCGTACTTTAGATAACTCTTACATGAAGGCTGAAAGAGAATTAACTAAGACTCAACAGTCTAAGAGTAATGCTATAATCAAGAAATTAGAGAAAGCATTAACTGTTGGATTCTCTCGTGGTACAAGAGTAGAGGGTGACCCAGAGGTTGTCGCTGCTATTGCAGATGGAAGTATTGGCGATTTCGTAACTGCTGAACTTGCTGCAAAGAAACCACAAGGTGTTATTGATTCTATTGCTCAATTAGAAGCAGATCAAATTAACACAGGCGAAGCATTCGTTGGTATCTTTACTGAGGACCTTCCTAAGCCTGGAAAGTTACAATTCGGTGCATATACGGACAAAGAGTACATTCTTACCGCTTCAAGCAAAGAACCTCTAGATGTATATGACATATCTAAGACCTATAAAGGCGCAACTCAAGACGAGATAATTGAAGAATCTGCTAGACGTGCTAATTTCTGGGATGAGTTACAAGGTGAACTTCGTAATCCTGATATTAGTGATGATTTAAGAAGATCATTAAATGCTTATATTACAAAAGGTGCTGATGGTAAACTTGGACCTAAAGCATCTATGGATGATATTCTTTCTAATGCTGGAGCCGAGAGTGTTGCTACTCTTATGGCTAGAGCGTTAGCAACTAAAAATGAAGAATTAATAATAACTGTATCTAATGCTATTGAAAATAGTTGGGTAGCAGATGCTTATAGCAATGTCCGTGCTATTCATGGTGGCATGGGTGGAGTTGTAATCAAGAATGGTGAAAAGGTCGGAGCACGCAGAGTAGGCGTTACTGACACTATTACATCATTAACTGGTGATGCAGCCATGGGTACCAAACTAGGTGCTAAACTAGTTGAATCTATTAAGAGTGCTCAAGATGAAATTTTAGAGGCTAATGCCGCTTTAGAAAGTGCCAAAGCAGCACGTGCTGGCATTGATGGTAAGTTAAAAGAAATTGAAGTATTACGTGACTATGCTGCACAAGATCCAGAGTTAGTTGCTCAAATACTAAATGACCCTGAGAATATTGGTATTGCCAAACTTATGGGTCTTGAGATGGAAATTGCAGATACTCAATACCTCAAAGAGTTCTATAGATCTGAAGTTGGATTAGTTGATGGCTTTGGTGGCGGAGTAAAAGGTGATTTAAATAAGGCTGCTACCTACTTGTTGGGAAAACGCTTTGCTCAAGTAGCAGAGATTGTAGCAAAAGAGAAAGATTTCTCTCGCCTACATAGATTGTTTGGCCGTAAATTAGATGCTGAAATGACCAAAGAATTGGTCGATGCAACTACAAGTGATGAAGTAATATCTATATTCTTAAAGCACTTAGCAGCACCTACATCTGATCCAAAGGTATTTCGCTCTTTAGCCCTTAGAGGGGAAGCAGCAAAGTTAGCCAATAGTCCTGTATTCAAAGTTGTACCATCTATTGCTACTAAAGCAATTACTCAGGTAGAAAAAATTGAAAGAGGATTTGGTCGTTACTTTACCCAATCTGTAGTATTACCTCTTGATGATATTGATAGACTTATAAACGGTATGGAAGACTGGATGTCTTCTGCTGGAATTTCAGATGAAATTATATCAACTACAATAAATAGAATTGCTGCTGCACCTTCTGTAAGAGAACGATCTGGTATTGTATTTCAAGAGATTGAAAACGCTCAGACTGCAATAGCAAATAAACTTGCACCTGGAGATCAGGCTCTTGCTGATGCTGTACGTGATGCATTCCGTGCTACTGGTAGAGAAAATGCTATTATTAAACAATATGTTGCTGAAAAACTAGCAAAAGGTGAACTTGCATCTCTTGATGGAGTATTCATAAATGGACAACTAACTACCCATACATTTGCTGGTGACCAGGCTATATTTGAATATCAATTCCTAGATGATGTAATTAGATTACCTGATACTAGAGATATTAAAAAACTTATAAACAAATATAATGATAATAAAATTAAATATGGCGCTAAAAATGCTTTAGATAACTTTAATGCTGTAATTGGTGATAACTGGAGAACGGCTCAACTAGCATTTCGTGTTGCTTACATTATGCGAAATATTGGTGAAATGCAATTCCGTCAATACTTCTCTGGGCATGATTCATTATTTAATCATCCACTGGGTTATATAGCAATGATTGCTGGTAGCGCAGATGGTGGTAAAGTTAGACAATTACTTGGTAAGATATCTAAGTATGGCAATGATGTTAATGGTAATAAACTTGTAGGTAAAGATGCAGAAATAAATGCATCAATCTCTGAGGCCGTGGAAGAACACTTTAACTTCCTTGCTAGAAACCATAACTCAGGTGACCCAAGATTTGCATTTGTAGGTAAAATATATGAAGCAATTGGTATTGAAAGCGATAAATACCATGTTGGTTTAGCCAATACTTTAATTCGTGCTCATTCAGATAGACTTATACCATTAGTCGCTAATTATGCTGGTGGTCCAGAAGATGATTTAGTTCGTCTTTTAATTGAAGGTAAAGGCGAGAAGTTTGCTGGTATATTAGAAGATTTAGTAAATGGTGGTAGAAACGGTGTTACATCAGGTGATTTTGCTACCCTTTTCTTAAGAGACCAAAAGAAAGTAAATGGAAAGTACAACCTTTCTCCTGATAATATAATTGCAGAAAACGTAAAAGTTTATCTATTTGATGCTGAGTCTACAGGTTCTGTAGCACGTTATGTTAATAACGTTGTTGGAACTGGCGCTAAGTCAGTAGAGATGCGTAGACTTCTTGCTGATGGTCAGGTCATTGTAAATGGTAAGAAAATTCAGATTCCTTCTTACAAGAAGGCTGGAAATATTAATGACTTTGCTGATGAAGATGGTGCATTTAAGACTCTTATAGCCCGTAACTTCCCTAGAGAAGATATGACTGGTTCTACAGTTATCCATGTGCGTGATAAAAGATTTGGCCAACTTGAAGGAAAGTTCTTACTCGAAGCGGTAGAAAAATTCTTTGATATTTCTACTAAGGTGGAAAATGTAGTTAACTTCTCTCCTGAGTTCCGTATGTCATACTGGGACCATGTAGGTCGTTATGTAGGCATGATTAATGACTCTGCTTTAAAAACTTTATTAGTAAATGCTCAGAAGTCATTAGCGCCTTTAACTGTAAATGGAAAAAGCATAAGTATTCGCCGTCATCCATCACTACGTGCTATTAACAAAGAAATTGCTGCCCGTAAAAAGGGTAAGTCAGTTACTGATGGAATTGACCTAGAGACAATGAACTCTATGGCTGCTAAGCAAGCATCTAAGTATACTAAAGATTTGTTCTATGATGCATCTAAGCAACGCCAATATGCCAATGCTATGAGAATCATATTCCCATTCGCACAGGCACAGTTCAATACTATGTACAAGTGGAGTCAACTCCTAAAGGACAATCCTGTACAGTTCTATAAACTAGGCCGTGCTTATAATGCATTAACTCAACCAGGCTCTAGTGCAATCTATGATTTAACTGGAACTAAATATGATGAGAACCAAGGCTTCTTCTACAAAGATGAATTTGGTGAGACTCGTTTCCGTTATCCATTAGCAGGTAGTATTATTGGTGCTATGGCTGGCAAGAATCTTGATACAGCACAGGCATTACAGATTACTGCACCTGTACAGTCATTAAACTTAGTCTTTGGTGCAGTCAATCCAGCAATTCCTGGTATTGGCCCTATGGGACAGATCATTTATGCAGCAAGTGGTAAGTCTAAAGCATTTGGTCCTGAGTGGGACGCTATGCGTCAGATTATATTCCCATTTGGTGAGCCAAGTGGTCTTGATGATTTATTACTTCCAGCATGGCTTAAGAAATCATTCTTCCTTGCTATCAATAATGATACTCAAGTAGAACGTGGTGTAAAAGACTGGGCTTCATACCTAGCATCTACTGGCAAGTATGGAGAAAATCCATTAGCAAATGATGCTGAACGTAATCAAATATTTAATGATGCTCGTGGCTTGTCTCGCTGGACAGGTTTATTTACTGCATTCTTCCAGTCAATTGCTCCTGCAACTCCTTCTCAAGAGGTGTTTGCTAAGGACAAGAACGGTGCTTTAAGAACTCAAAGTTTCCTGTATAGCGCTTATGACCAGATAAGTAAAAAACATCCTGGTGATTATTTTGCCGCTATTGGCGAGTTCTCTGATACATTTGGTATTAAGAATCTATTAGCAGTCCTTGCTGGTTCTACACGAAGTGTTCGTGGTACTGGAGATGCTTGGTCATTCTTGAACAACAATCCAGATATGGCAGATAAGTACGCTACAAAGGCTGGAGATATTGTTCCTTACTTCTTCCCTGGTGGAGAAGCAGCAACTGCCTACTATAACTGGCAGAAGGCTACAGGCCGTCGTCGTGTTCTACGTCCTGAAGAGTTAGAACAATATGCTGAAAACATTGTTTACCAAATGGCTAAGTCTCAGATATCTGAAGAGCAAGCAGCCATGGGTTATAGCGATGTCTGGTATACCCAGGAAGTAATAAAACTAAATGACCAATTTGGTGGAAATGCTCCTGTTATGTCAGTTGATATTGGTTCAGCAGAAGAGAAGATAGCAAATGTTGGTAAAGCATTAGCGGAGCCATCATTCCAAGAATCTCCTATCTATAAAGAAACTGCTCAGTTCTATGCAGCATATAAAGATTTAGAGAAGTATCTTCAGGAAGTCAGAACTACTGCTACTCCTCAAATGGGTTCAGGATTCTGGTTTGCTAAAGAACAGGCTAAACAATTAGAACTTTTAGCAACGCAATTAATGATTAATAACCCAGCATTTGCTCGTATGTACTACGGGGTGTTTGCTTCAAAACTGAAGGTTGAGGAATAAGTTGTCAATTAATCAAGGACCACAGTATTTATCAGATGCTGCTAAACTTGCTCAAGTACAAGCAAAAGATTCATTTGAGATAAAGTCACAAGTTTACACTAATCCTGCTGCTTACTCTTATGCCATAGGTAACTACCTATTAAACTGGCGTAATGAAGAAAGTCCAGTACCTGGTTTTGTCAACAAGTTAGATTACATTCAAGCATTACTACGTGGAACTGGTTTATCCAAAGATACCACTCCTAGAGGAATCATCGGAAATGATGATACTAAAGCACTTCAAGAAGTATCTAGAATATCCCTTCAGAATGGTATTCCATTTCTTGATACCCTGAAGGAACTATATTCCACTAGAAATGTAAATACTGTTAAGTTTAGCAAGAGTATTGCTACCTCTATTAAGTTAATAGATGACTCAGATGCTAAGTCTCAACTATCTAATGCATACTTCCAGGCTTATGGAGAGTTTCCACCTGAGAGTGTAATAACTGAATTTAAGAACCTGCGCAATATTGAGGCCAAGAAACAACAGGCTAAGAGTGTAACTGCTATGACCACCAAGGGTGATGTTACTAGCACAAAGACTACTACCTTTGATGAAGGATTTACCAAGGAAGAACAGCAACAGTTCCTTGCTAACTACCTAGTCAAGAACTTTGATGTTGCCACAAGTGATGGTCTCGGTGGTCAGGCTAAGTCATTGTATGACCAAATTGTTGGCGTACATAGAAATAACCTGCTAACTGAACCAGATTTACCTGCAGTTGCTGGAGTCATTAAGAATGTTCTTAGTGCTACAGATGACAAGGTTGCAAGTGAAATATTGAACCAATACTTTGGTCAACAGAGAAGAATTGCTTCTACTAAGTACCTAGGTATTCAAAATAACTTACTTGCTGGTGATGATGTTTTGACTTACGCAAAACCAATGCAAGATGGTTTAATGAAGACCTTTGGTCGGAATGTTGCTGTCGATGATAAGTTAATTGTTACTGCCTTAAACTTCAAAGACGAAAAGGGAAATTATCGCCCTATGAATGATTTAGAATTAAATAACCTGGTAATGAGTGATCCTCGTTTTGCTACTAGCCCTATGGCTATTCAAAGAGGTACTTCTCTAGCCGACAAACTAGCCAAGGAATTGGATAGATAATGGCAACTCCTAAAAAAACTACAACTGCTAATCAACGTGAAGACAGAGTTACCGCTAAGCCTGCCGTATCAACACAAACTATTAATCTTTATGGCAGCCCTGCATCTATAGCAGCAGCCAAACCTGTAGTAACACCAAAGACTGAGAAAAAACCTGTTAAGAAAATTCCGTCTCCTTACGATACAACTGGACCTTTCAATGAATATGGCGGTGTAGGAACTACTCCTTATGGTCCTACTAAAACTGGTGTTTCTCCAGAACCAAAGGCAAAAACATTAGTTAGTCGTATAGCCAGGTATGACTCTAAAGGTAAAATAATTGGTTATGATTTAATTTACAGTGATGGGTCTACTGGCTTTGAGCCAAACCCTACTTATGGTCAAGAAGAAGAAACTGTAGTAGGTACTACAGATATTCAAGTTATCAAGGCCATGCTCCTTGGTAGAGGTTTTCCTTCTAGCCTAGTAGATAGTTCAGTTACATTTTTAACTGAGTTGCTAAGAGATGGCATAGATGAAGATTCTGCTATTGACATTTACCTAAATACTAAGAGTTATACTACTAAAAAGGGAACTGTATTAACCTCCCCATTTTATTCATCATATGGTTTTTATAATGATGCTTTGGCAGATAATGCTAAGTATACCCCATCTGAATTATTTAATACTGTGGAAGGATATAAAGGGCTAAGAGATAAATACGGATTTAGTGATAAATTTGTAAGCCAAGATTATATTCAAAAGTATTTAAAAAATAAACGAAGCGTTGCTGAATTAGATACGCTTGCTAATACTGCCCGTTTAAAGGCTATTTCTGCAGATTCTGCAGTTGTCGATACTTTGCAAAAACTTGGATATATCAATGCTAAGCAAGATCTTACAGATTTCTATATGGATGCAGATGTTGGCACCGAAAAGATGAAGCAGAATATCAATACAGCGGCCTTTGCAATAGAGGCGGTTCGTAGAGCCAATACCGCTCTAGGGGTTGAATTTAATAAAGCAACTGCTGAACAATATGGTGCTGCATTAACCGCACAAGGACTTTCTGAAGCAGAAGTAAGTGCATTAGCGTCTAAAGGCTATGAAAGCATTGCAGGAACATTAGAGCCTATGACTAAGTATGCTGGTATTTTTGAACGTGCTGGCGGTGCTACCAAGCAGAGTATTCAAGCAGAACTTGAGGCAGAACAGTTTAAAGGACTTGAGTCAGAACGACGTAAGAGACTTGCTGAATTGGCTGCTAGAAGTTTCCAAGGTCAGGCAGGAACAACTTCTCAAAGCCTAAGTACTGGAAGTACTTCAGGACTTATTTAACTAGAATCCCGACATGGACCCATCGGCCCCATGCGGCGTATTAGACCGATAGTACGAGCCAATATGAATGCCCCTATCCATATTGAGGCGTACGCCAACTACTAAGAAAAGGGAGAGGTTGCTATGAGCAACGACCGCAATAACTACTGGGATGAGAATGAAGATGAGGATGATGTCGATATGGCAACATTTGATTCCGATACAGACCTTGTAAAGAAACTACGCAAAGCCTTAAAGGTGGAGCAAAAGAGAAACAAGGAACTGGAGTCCTCCTTAGGAGAACTTACCAAATCCCAAAAAGAGCGGGTTTTGAAGGATGTATTTGCATCCCGTGGCGTAAACCCAAAGGTTGCCGCATTTATACCAAATGACTTGGATGCTTCTGAAGAAGCGATCTCAGGATGGTTAGAACAAAATGCTGATGTATTCGGTATTAAGTTAGACCCAAAGAAAGAGATAGACTCTAAGGATGTCGCATCTCTGCGACAAATGGATAATGTTACAACTGGGGCTTTATCCCCCGACAAGGCAGAAGATATGAGTATAAAAATTCAATCTGCACAATCTGCTGATGACATTCTAAACCTAATCTACGGTTCACAATCGTAGTAATTTCAAACTAACCGAAAGGATCTGCTTAAATGCCAGATTTATATACCAGTGCCGCCCTCCCTGCAGGGCAAGCAGGCACAGTGGTCGGTGCTAACCTTGTAACCCAGGCGTATGATCGTCTCGTAGAGTTCGCTCTTCGTTCCGTACCATCATTCCGTGCTGTGGCTGATAAGAAGCCTGTATCACAAACCCACGCTGGTTCAAGCGTACTGTTCCAGTTGTACAACGACTTGGCAGTAAAGACTTCTACACTGACCGAAACTTCAGACGTAGATGCAGTAGCAGTACCTGCTACAACAAGCGTTGCTGTAACTCTAAATGAGTACGGTAACTCAATTATTTCAACTCGCAAGTTGGACCTATTCAGCCTTGCTGATGTAGAGCCAGCACTTGCTAATATCGTTGCATTCAACATGAATGATTCTCTAGATACTGTTGTCCGTTCAGTTCTTGCTGGTGGAACACAAGTTATCCGTGAGATCGCAGGAGCAATTTCAACTGCTGCTGTAACTGGTGTATCTGCAACTGATACTATCAAGGCAAAAGATATCCGCTACGTAGTAGCGAAGATGCGTGCAGCAAACGTAGTCCCACGTCGTGGAACCCTATTTGCTTCATACATCCACCCAGAAGTTTCACACGATCTTCGTGCTGAGACTGGAACTGCTTCATGGCGTCAGCCACACGAGTACGTAGATCCATCAGGTATCTACGCAGGTGAGATCGGAACTTTTGAAGGCGTTGCTTTCATTGAGTCTCCACGTCTACCTAACTCACAGGCTGGTTCAGGATCAGGAACAACTCAAACTCGAGTCTATGACACATTTATCATGGGTCAACAGGCACTTGCTGAGGCTGTTGCTGAAGAGCCACACACAGTTATCGGTCCAGTTACAGACAAGTTAATGCGTCTACGTCCAATCGGATGGTACGGCGTACTTGGCTGGAACCTATATCGTACAGAGGCATTATGGCGTGTACAAACTGCATCAGCAGTTCGTCCAGCAGCCTAGTCTAAGTAATTAGATAGGTGGGGCTAAGGGAAACTTTAGCCCTATCTGTAAACTTATTTAAGGAGATAAATGCCAACAACAAAGTATTACTTTGAGACACCTTACGTCGAAGAAGGTCCTGCTGGGTACAACAGGTTACACATCAGATATAAACTAAGACGTGGTATAACAGTCATCAAGGAAAACGGCGTTTATCGTCAAGCAAGATATCCATACGTTGATGAATTAAATGCAGCAGAAACCTATTATCTAGGTGGAAGCAAGTATGAAGTTAGTGCTGCTGAAAAAGCGGATTTGGAAGCAGCGGGGTATACTGTAACTACAGAAGTAGTTTAAGGGGATATATGTCATTACATAGACAGAGGACACATCCTGAAGAAGTTGAGGGATGTTTTGGTTGCAAGATTTCCGCTTTACAATTGAGTCCTGGTGAGGCTTCTACACGCACCACGATGTCAACCAAGAAGTGGGATGGGGAACTACAGGCTTACCGTGATGCGAGAGCACAAGGTATTCAACCTGCTTCCACAAAGTTAAAAGATATCCAAGCAGCAGTTGCTGCATCAAATCACTTCGGCAAAGCATTCAAAGCCGACGAACCAGGAAGAGGAATAATCTAATGCCAAAAGTAAACGGAAAGAAATTCCCATATACCGCCAAGGGCAAGAAGGCTGCAAAGGCTTATGCTAAAGGCGAGAAGATGGAATCCAAGGCTGAGAAGGCTATGGAAATGAAAAAGGGTATGAAGAAGATGGGCAAGAAGAAGTAATGAAGTCCAAGAAGCACCCAGGTTTTAAAGCAGTCCAAAAGAAGATCGCTGCTAAGCAGGGAATCTCCATGGAACGTGCTGGAGCCATAGTTGCAGCAGGGGCCAGGAAGGCCTCTAAAAAGGCCGTAAAGGCCAATCCTAGGCTCAAAAGAGTCTCAGGGGTAAAGAAGGGTAAGTAGCCATGATTAAGCCTCGCTCATCTGGAAGTGACAAGTCTCGTCAGAATCCTAGTTTTAGATCATCTATTGCTGGATATGTCAAGAACGTAGGCAAGGAAGCAAAAGACTTTGGTAGGGCATATAAGGCAACAGGCGAGATGTCAAATAAATCTGGACCTGGTACTGATACTGCAGCAAATAGACTACGCAAGAAGCAAGACCAAGAAATGGGTCAATTCTTCGGAGCACTATTCCAAGGTCGTAGATACAGATAATGTCATCGGGACAGCGCAAGAGACACGATGGTTTTAATAAGTCTATACTCAAAAATGGTATGATTGCTATAATGAGGAAAGACGGAACCGTTAAACTCTATAAGGACATAAAGACAGGGAAAATAGTAAATGGGGCAAAAACAGGAAACCGTATCTCTAGCCTGGTGTGATAACGGAAATGTAGACGGATTATTCATGCTTGGGGTAACCGATGTGTTACTCCAATCAGGAATCAAGTTTGTATCTACAATTCGTAGTCAAGGCAATCAAATTGCTAGACAGCGTGATAGGTTAATTAACCACTGGTACGATTCTAATAAAGCAGATTGGCTACTCTGGGTAGATTCAGATGTAGTAATTAGTCCTGAAACATTTAGAATACTTTGGGCTAATAAAGATAGATTAGCAAGGCCAATGATTACTGGAGTTTACTTTACTTCAGATAATCCTGAAGAACCTCTGATGATTCCGCTTCCAACTCTCTTTATGTTTGAAGATGATAAAGAAACTGATAGGTTAATCTCTAAGAGAATACATCCGCTACCTGATAATAAACTAATCAAGGTAGATGCAGCAGGTATGGGATTCATACTAATGCATAGAGATGTAGTAACTAGAGTTAAAGAAAAAATGGGAGATGTTAGACTATTTGCCGAAATGGGCAAAGGAGACAGTTTCCTAGGTGAAGATATCTACTTCTTCGCTTTATGCCATCAAGCAGGTGTACCTCTTTGGTGTCATACAGGAGCACTTGCTCCACACATGAAACGATTCTCATTTGATGTAAATTACTATAGAGCAATATTCGGGGGTAAGAAAAATGGCAACGACACCAGCGTGGCAACGCAAGGAGGGCAAGAATCCTAAAGGCGGTTTAAACGCTAAGGGAAGGGCTTCTGCTAGGGCTCAGGGCATGAACCTGAAGCCTCCTGTTAAAAAGGCTGAGGCTAAGAGATCACCTAAATCTGCAGCAAGACGTAAATCTTTTTGTAGTCGTATGTGCGGTATGAAGTCTAAACTGACTTCTGCTAAGACAGCACGAGATCCAAATTCTAGAATTAACAAGTCACTTCGTGCTTGGGATTGTAACTGCCGATGAAAAAACTAACAGTTGCGCAGAAGTACAGACAACTTAAAAAACAGACTGAATCTGCAGGTATGAAAATTACCGAGAAAAAAGGCAAGTTGATTGTAACTCGTAGGAGTAAAAAGAAATGAAAAAACAATTTTGGGATAAGAAGAACCCTAAAAAAACTTCTAAAACATTAACACCAGCCCAAAAAAGCGCTGCTAAAGCAAGGGCAAAGGCCGCAGGTAGACCTTACCCTAATCTTGTAGATAATGCTGCGGTAGCAAGAAAATCCACTAAAAAGAAATAGCGAGGAAAACATGGCAAAAGAAGCGTCAGATCTAGATGTAGAAAGAGCAATTATGCGTGTTCAAGCAGCAATACTTGAAAGCGACATTAGAGGTTTAAAAAAGTCCAGAACTAATTACACTAGCCGTAGTGCACAAAATAAAACCTACAAGCCTAATGGCGTAGTGTTCCAAGGACCTGCTAACACACGTACAAGTTCTAACTTTACATATGGTGCAGGAAACCCTAACACTAGAAATGTTAGAGCAAATGAGTTTCGTGCTGGAGAGCGTGGTCAAGGAGTTATGAAGGCTACTTCATCTAACTTCAAGTACAATGCTCCTAGTGCTTCAAAACCTAAACCTAAGAAAGATACAAGTTTTAAGAAATCTGGAGTCGCAGGAGTATTGAAATCTCCTGAGGCAAAGAAGTTTAGAGAAACATTTAAGAAAAAGGGACTAATCCCAGCCCTACGTGGTAAGTAAGGAATACAATGGCAATTGGAACTCTCGGTTCTACATTTAGTGCTGAACTAAATCGCCTTGCTAATGGTGGTACCTATCCTGCTATTTTAGCATGGAGAGGCGATCAAGAAGCAGCCAACGTATGGTCAGGCACAACTGGTGAAAGTTTACAGGGTGCACTAAATCGTAAGGCTGGTAAAACAAACCCTATGACATTCTTAGACATCAATGGTGTCTGTAATTTACTTGCTTCAACAACTGACCTAGAAGCAACAGAAGCCCTAAGAAGGATATCCTCTTAATGACAACTACCTATGCCAATCTTGTAGATGACGTATTACTTAACCTATCAGGTTATACATTACGTCAAGATAGAACCACTCACCTAACTGGTAATATTACTACATCAAGTACAACGCTTAACCTCGCAAGTGTTTCTAACATTGGCAAAGGTTTAGTTGAAATAGATGATGAATTGATTTGGATTGATACATATGATCGTGTTTCGAGCACTGCTACGGTTCCTCCGTATGGCCGTGGTTACAATGGTACTACTGCTACTAATCACTCTGCTGATACGAAGGTTACAATTGCACCGTCGTTTCCTAAAGCAGTTGTAAAGAAGGCTATTAACGATACTATCGATGCAGTCTTCCCTAAGTTATTTGCCGTGGGAAGTACTACAATTACACTAGTTGCTACTAAAACTTCTTATCAAGTACCTGCTGATGTTGAAACAATCTTGTCAGTTACTTGGTCTGTAGTTGGTCCATCTAATGAATGGTTGCCTGTTAAATCATGGCGCCAAGACCCAATGGCTAATACTACAGCGTTTACAACAGGTCAAAGTCTATCTGTATATGATGCAATAACACCTGGTCGTACAATTCAAATATTTTATACTAAGAAACCAACCACATTAACTGCGTCAGCATCTAGTGCAGTTTTTGAAACTGTTACTGGATTACCTTCATCTTGCAAAGACGTAATCCTATACGGTGCTGCTTATCGCCTAGCATCATTTATTGATCCAGGCAGATTAACCTACACCTCTGCTGAAGCAGATCAAACAGATACCAAGATTCAATATGGTTCTGGTGCTTCAACCGCTAGATTCTTACTCAATCTGTTCCAACAAAGATTAACAGAAGAGTCAGAAAAACTCCGAGATGTCTACCCAACTAAAATCCACTATACGAGGTACTAATGTCAACTAGACTATATTCATCCATATCACAAGAAACTACCTTAGCAGCAGCACTTAATAACAGTGCTAGCACAATGACAGTAGTCAACGCCTCTGGTCTTCTTGCTTCAATCACACCTGCTGCTGGTGAAACATTTGTAGTGGTTATTGATCCAGATACAGCGCTTGAAGAAATTGTAGAAGTAATCTATCCTAGTGCTCCTGGCAACAACACTTTAACAATTAACAGAAACATAGATTCATCTAGCGCTATAGCCCACTCTGCTGGTGCTGCAGTTCGTCACATGGCTATTGGCCGTGACTTCCGTGATGCTGATGCTCACATTAGAAATACTACAACTGCACACGGATTAACTATTGCAAACGTAGTTACTACTGCAGATACTGGTGGTTCTGCAAAAGTAACCAGTGGAATGATTGTTGACGGCACCATTGTTAATGCTGACATTAACGCAAGTGCTGCTATCGCAGATACTAAATTAGCCACTATCTCAACTGCTGGCAAGGTATCTAACTCTGCTACAACTGCTACATCTGCCAACACAAACTCGGCTATCGTAGCCCGTGATGCTTCTGGTAATTTTTCTGCAGGTACTATTACTGCCAACCTAACAGGTAACGTAACTGGTAACGTATCTGGTTCAGCAGGGAGTGCAACAGGTAATGCTGGTACTGCAACTGCTTTACAGACAGCCCGTAACTTCCAACTAACTGGAGATGTAGAAGCCTCAGCCGTATCATTTGATGGTACTGGCAACGTAAGCCTAACTACTGTTATTGGTACTGGTGCAATTGTTAACGCAGACATCAACTCTGCTGCTGCAATTGATAAGACTAAGATTTCAGGAACTGCTATTACCGCAGGTGATACTGGCACAGTAACTAGCACAATGATTGCTGATGGCACAATCGTAAATGGTGACATTAGCGCATCTGCTGGTATTGCTTACAGCAAGTTAAGCCTTAATAGTTCTATTACCTCTGCTGATATAGTAGACGGAACTATCGTCAATGGCGATATTAGTTCTAGTGCTGCTATTGCACTTAGTAAGTTAGCAACTGACCCACTAGCCCGTGCTAACCACACAGGTACACAGACTGCTTCAACTATCTCTGACTATGACA